CTACAACGCCACCTTGTTTTGTAACTCTAAATAATTCTTTTGCAATATTTTCAAAGTCAAAAGAGTATCCGTTGTAATCTCGTAAATTATCATACGGTGGAGAAGTTACCGTTAGATCAATAAAGTTATCAGGCATCCTTGCCATTGTAACTAAACAGTTTTCGTTGTAGATTTTGTTTGTTTCCATAATCATCTCGAATAAACAAAACTCCGTGCTTCAATAATCCTTGCAGTAAGTTTGTTTGGATTTAATTCTTTCCAATCTTCACCTACAATTTCTAAAGCACCATTTACTATCGCATCAGCTTCTTTGATTTTCTCTAACAACATTATTACATGATCCGGGCTTCTTTCTACAAGTTGCACCTGTAAATCAAACGGAGGTTCATGTAAATCAGTGTAATGACAGTAAAAACATACATTTGTATGTGTAGCAACCATTTCTGCTTGTATCTGCCAAAAGTCAGGATGCCTGTCATGTACTTTTTCAAAAGCGTGAGCGTAAGTACCTTCTTCACCTCTTGACTTGGTTTCAAAAACACCTACTTTGTTTCCATTAGCTTTTTCAACTACTATCCCATCAGGGGAAGCACCTGCTGTTTCTAATCCATCAAACGGAATAAAATCAGCTTCCTCGATCTGTAATAAAGGGTATTCTCTTTCAAAAGCAGCAATGGAATAAGGTTCAAGCTCTGTACCTCTTTTCATAGCCCACGTTTGAGGGATAGGAGAATCCGGTGTGCCACGCAGCCTTTCCATAAACCTTGAAAAGATGTAATGCTTGGCTTTTTCACCCCACATAGCACTTCCCCGGCCTTTTGCCATAAGGTCTTTAAATCGGCTTCCAGTCCACTTTCCTCTGCGTTTCTCAAACCATTCTTCTGAACGTTGGCCTGTTAAAATCTCTGCTGTTGTGCCTACAACAGAACCCTCGGCTTGTTGTAGGATGTCTTTAAACATTTCTTCCATTACTTCTTAGCTTTAGATGTTGCAGATGGAGAGAGTACAGACTTAATTTTAACAACCTCTTTCTCAACCTTACCTTGCTGCTCTTTTGACATCGTGTGCCAAAGCTCGATAAGTTTACCCATAGGCAAGGAAAGAGTGTTGATATAGTTACTTAAATCATCGCCTAACAGTGGTGTGCCATTTGGTGTTACAGGAACATTCTTGCCTTCAATCCTTTTGGTGTCGATAATAATCTTAGGCAAGGCATCAACGTAAGCTCCTACACCCCAATTCTTAGCTGCTCTTTTCAAAGCATCAGTAGCTTCTCCTTTTTCTTTTTCCACAGCGGTAGGTGTGCCGACATCACTTCTATCCATCCATTCATCATTGATGTAAAGCGAAAGGATGCAGATAGTCCTATCTTCGTGCTTTTCCATCCTGTCCTGCCACCTTGCACCCATGATTTCATTTAACCTGCCTCTTACCTGTGCGCCTGTTACGTAAGCAACACATTCCATTTTGTTATTGCCAACCTTGTGGCTTGGAAGCCATTTTACATCAGGAACGGTAGTGCCGTCTGGCATTGTCTTTTCAAATGGCGCAGCGAGGGCATCCATAATTTGTTGTTCTACATTTTTGGTTTTTGTTTCCATGCTCTTTTATTTTAAAATTACTCTTTCCTCTCATAATAAATTTTCTCTTTGGTAGTCAGGTTTGTCAATATCAACCTTTCTCCATCAATAACAGCACTGTAAGTAGGTGATGTATGATTGTCAAAAGTCATAAAAGCAACACCGCTATTATACATGATAGTGTATTTTCCTTTAAACACATCTATCAATGCAAGGTTTTCAAGGTATTCAACAATCATAAATGTATTGTTGGAAAAAGTCAGGTCATACAAAAATCTGTTGTCCTGCATGTGCCATGTTGTGCCAGCAAAGATGTTATCAGGTTTTTCGGGTTCATAAATTTTACACGAGGTAAGTAATACCAATGCTACGAGTAGTGTTTTTAGTGTTTTCATTGCTTTTTGTTATTATTTAAAAAATTTAACATTATTCTTATAAAATGGCAACTCTCCATACCACTTGACATGCTTATCAACCTGCATAAAAGATTTTGCGTGGGAAGGTATATCTGATATCAACTGGCCTTTTAAGATGGGAGTAGCGATGCAGATGCAGGCTGGATGCCAACCTGAGAAGTAGAAATTCTTAGGATAAACCCCTACCAAGTCATCACACATATCAGCTTTCGGGTGAGCAGGATTAAGAGAAACTAAAACACCCATCACCTGCTCACTGTTACTCCAAATAAGGTAGTCTGATCTGCGATATGCTTCCATCATTTCATTTTCTATCAAGCGTTTCATGTTTGCATAAGCAGACTTGTATTTGCCTTTTCCGGGATTATATTTCAATGCTAACCTACGTGCTTTGTAATCAGCCCTTGTACGAACATTAAGGTTATCATAAGGATTAAGCAAAAACTTTTCTATTGACTTCATCACAACAGGCAGGCTTTCTTGGTTCACAATACCCATTGCTATTCTTGCTTCCAACTCCATTTTATACATCTGTGTGTATTTCCATATCCTGCCTGATAAAGTACGTTGCTGAATTTTCCTTGCTATCCATCCTTTCAAATTCGGTGTTTCAAGTGTCAGTCCTAATATCTTTGAATTTTTAGCAGTAGCAATAACATTGGCGTTTTGAGTATATGTTTCAAAACGAGCAAGGATATCTTTTCTTAGCTTTGCAAAAAGGTCATTAACTGACTTAGGCAGCCTGAAAGTATAACCTATATTTTTCGGGTTTTTCAGGTACAAGGCAAGCAGGATGGCAGCAAGAGCAAGTAAGTCATCTTGTATGTCTTTATCTGCCTTTCTAATTTCTGCCTCTAAAAAGGATTGGTATTCTGTGGTTGTGTTCATACCTACAAATTTACAAAACTTCCCATCCGATAACAAAAAAGGAGAAGCCAAAAACAGCTTCTCCTCGTAGTTTAAAATCAGTCTAAATAGCCTTTAGACTAAATCAAAGCCTCTAAATCCTCAATACTTACATCACCATTATCATCTTTCTTGGCTTCGGGCTTAGGTTCTTCTTTGGCTTTCGGCTCTTCCTTTTTCACATCTTTCTTTACGGTTTTTGGCTTCTCTTCCACGACTTCATCTTTTTTCTCTACAACCTCATCTTTCGGCTTTTTCAAATCATCAATGATAGCTTCAAGTTCTTCAACGGTCTTGTCCTCCGCCTTGCCGCCTAACTCAACAATCTTAGCTTGCAGGGCTTCAATCTCAGCAATAAGTTTGTTTGCCTTGGCTGTGGTTATAGCAGATATCTGAATGTTTTTAGGGTCATAACCGCACTTTTCAAGATAAGCCCTTTTGAGTTTCAGGGTTTGTCTTTGTGTTGGCGTTTCATCCTCTACAAATTGAGATTCATAAGGACGGGCTTCAAGGATTTCTTCTACCATCTTATTATCAAAATCCTGCGATACAAGAACCTTACGTAACTCAGATGACCATCGGCCTAATCCCCATGTTATCCTACCGCCCACCTTACGCATTTTGATGATTGCCTCACCAATAAATTTACCTTTAAAAACCTCTTTCGGAAGTTTCTCTATCCCTGCTGCAAGCAAGGCTGAATCCAAATGTTTTTCTTCTTTTTTTGCCATGTTTTTTTAAAATTTAGTTATAACTATTTTTCTGGAGGAGGCAGAAAAGTGCCACCCTCAACTGTATTTTTTTCTTCTTTGATACGGTCATACTCACCATTAACGGCAAACCTGTTTTTCTCTGCCGCTGTCTGCTGTGAAATACTTCCATAAGTCAAACTCTCATTGAGCATACGTGTAAATTCCTCAGTATTTTCAGGAACATAAATATCAATTTCACCCCTTAATCTAAGGTTTTTGAAATAAGTATATTTATTACTTTCAAGTCCGTAGCCCTCTTTAAACAACATCACCATACGGTCAATGAAACTATCAAGTTTCTTGGCTGAATTTAATGCTTTCTCTGTTGCAGGAGAAAATAACAGCTTAACTGTTATCCCCGGTAGGTCACCACTTGACTTTACAGTATCAGGAGAAACTGTAACAGTAAAGCTACCCATAAATATCTGCTTTAACAAAATATCAATCTCTTTTGCTTGTGCTTCGTTACTTTCAGGTGTGGCCAAAAACTTAGCATCGGCATCCTCTTTACCAACAAGCACCTTTCCTGCTTGGTCACGGTCAGGTAAGTCTTGGATATTGCCTTTTAAGAAAAGTATCATATTTGCGTAATACCTGTTGTTTTCAGACATATTAGACAATGCTTCTTCAAAACTATCTATCAATGGCTGAACTGCTCCCCAAGCAACATCATCACTACGGATATAACAGATAGGTACGGTACTGAAACCGTGTGCTTTCCTTGCTTCTTTTATCTCAACCCATCTCTCACTTACCCCTGTGTCTAAGAAACCTTTTTTGTAAAAGGTAGATACTATTTTATCATCAAAAATATCAAGTTTGGTAATCTCTTTTCCTTTAGCATCTATCCCTTTATACATCCTGCCAAAAGCAATTAGGTTGCCATAATTGTCATATTTAGGCAAAAGGACATCACCTTTCTTGAAAGAAAAATCAGTCCAGTTTAGTTTTCCATTATCCCTGTAATAATACAAAGCACCATCTCCTGTATCGAGCCATGATTCGATAACTTCTGATAGTGCTACGTGCATATTTTTATCAATCCATGTTTGCTTGAACTCAACAAACTGTGCCTCTTTCTTATCTGTCCTGTCCGATTCGGTCAAAGTCCATTTAAGCTGGTTTGTTGCTAAATGGATTTTTTGTTTTGTGGATATTATCTGCTGTAAGGCTACGGCTATCTTTGCAACTGGTTTGAAATTAACAAGCTGCCCTTGTTTGTTTCTAATCTCTTTATCCTGTCTTAGATTTATCATGTGGCCTGATGGGTGCAGTTCTGCAAGAAACTTCTCCTGTGGAATGATAGTGTATGAGTTCGATGGTAATTTAGGCTCGTACACATCACCGTTGTTTGTCGTACCTGCACTTTTTATATATGGCTCAATCCTTTTGAATGGCTCTTTATACAAAATTTCTTCGGGTTTCATATTTGTTTTGTTTTAAGGGGTTCTAATCTACCAAATAATATT